CTTGCATCGGGGGAGTTCGGCCTTGAGACTGACACTGACCAGTTTAAGGTTGGAGACGGTACGACCGCTTGGACGTCTTTGGGCTACGGTGGTATTCAAGGCCCGCAGGGCATTCAGGGTATCCAAGGTATTCAGGGCGAGACTGGCCCACAAGGTCCACAGGGCGAACAGGGTATCCAAGGTATTCAGGGTATCCAAGGCGAGACAGGCCCCCAAGGTCCACAAGGCGAACCAGGTGAAGTAACTGCCGATGGTGTATTTACCCTGACCAACAAGACCTTGGTAGCGCCAATCCTTGAAGGCACCGTTGTCGAAGAAGTCTACGCTTGGACTGCAACCACTGGCGCTGTGACTACGGAATTAGAACCTGCCAACGGCTCCATCCAGACGGTTACTCTAACAGGCTCAATCACGTCACTCACTGACAACATCGCCGCAGGCGAAGCTATCACGCTCATCGTTGACGATGGGACTGCCTACACGATCACATGGCCCACAACGACATGGGTCAACAACGCTGGCGCGGCCCCTACGCTGGCCACTGATGCCGTGACCGTCATTGCACTGTGGAAGGTATCCACAACGCTCTACGGCGCTCTTGTAGGGGATGGTTCCTAATGCTGTGGTCTAAGGCGATAGGGGCTGGTGGGGCTGGCGGTGTAGCAGAAGGCTGGAATGTTTCTACGGCTATTTTCAATCAACGTTTCAGTGTTGCTGCACAAGAAACTGATCCCCGAGGTGTCTTCTTCAAACCTGATGGGCTAAAGATGTATGTTGTTGGATTTGCTGGTGTAGACGTCAACGAATACAATCTAAGTACAGCTTGGAATGTTTCTACTGCTGTGTTTGTGCAGAGCTTTAGTGTTGCTGCACAAGAAACATCACCCACCGGTGTCTTCTTCAAACCTGATGGGCTAAAGATGTATGTTGTTGGATTGGATGGTGTAGACGTCAACGAATACAACCTAAGTACAGCTTGGAATGTTTCTACCGCTGTGTTTGTGCAGAGCTTTAGTGTTGCTGCACGAGAAACAGCACCCTTCGGTGTCTTCTTCAAACCTGATGGGCTAAAGATGTATGTTGTTGGGTACTCTAACGATAACGTCAACGAATACAATCTAAGTACAGCTTGGAATGTCTCCACTGCTGTGTTTGTGCAGAGTTTTAGTGTTGCTGCACAAGAAGCAGTACCCACCAAGGTCTTCTTCAAACCTGATGGGCTAAAGATGTATATTATTGGGGTATCGGGTGACGATGTTAATGAATACAATCTAAGTACAGCTTGGAATGTCTCCACTGCTGTGTTTGTGCAAAGCTTTAGTGTTGCTGCACAAGAAACATCACCCCTTGGTGTCTTCTTCAAACCTGATGGGCTAAAGATGTATGTTGTTGGATTGGAGGGTGACGATGTTAATGAATACGACCTTACCGCATAAGGGAGACTTAAATGCACTTGAAGATCACAAACGGCCAGCCTGAGACATACTCAATCGGGCAACTACGCCGTGACAATCCGAATACGTCCTTCCCGAAAGTGCCAAGTGACGCGCTTCTGGCAGACTGGGGTGTCTACCCCTACACCATGCAGGATCGGCCCGATTACGATCACCTCACGCAGACTGTTCAGCGGCTTGATATTACGCAGGTCAATGGTGCGTGGGTTCAGGGCTGGGAGGTCAGCAACCTGCCCGTCGAGGACGCAGGGCGCAACATCAGATCGCACCGTGACAATCTACTGTCACAAACCGACTGGATGGCCATGAGCGATAACACCATTACGCCTGAGTGGGCATCGTATCGTCAAACACTTCGTGATATAACAAAACAAGAAGGATTCCCCTTCTCGGTAGATTGGCCTGCTAAACCGGAGTAAGACATGCTAGGATTTTCCCCTCTCGCCTCCGCTCCGTTAGGTGATGATGGGGTTGAAGCATCAGCAGGCGTTATTACCGGATCAGGTTCCGGAACATCATCTGCCCAAACGGCTACAGGGATTGCACTGCGGATTGTTGGCGGGTCTGGCACCGGAACGGCATCGGCCCAAACGGCAACGGGCGTCGGCGTCCGCATCATCGCTGGTCAAGGATCTGGGATATCAGTATCCCAAACTTCCAATGGCGTCGGCATCAGAATTGTTGTCGGGTCTGGTAATGGTTTTTCGTCTGCCCAAGTTGGAAACGGATCAGCATCTATTGTTTCAACTGGATCAGGTTCCGGAACATCATCTGCCCAAACGGCAACGGGAATTGGCCTTCGCATTATTGCGGGAAGCGGCAATGGATTGGCGTCATCGCAACAATCCGTCGGATTTGGTAATCGAGTTATTGCGGGCAATGGTTTTGGATCATCCGCAAATCAAACATCAACTGGCGTTGGGTTGCGGGTCATCACAGGGTCTGGATCTGGATCGGCATCTGCGCAGACGGCGATAGGATCAACGGAGCCTGCTAGTTTAAGGCGATTTGCTACAATGTTGAAAAGTGCTAATATCGTCACAAGCAGAACAAGCGCTAACATTGCCACTGCCATCACAGGCGCACAAAATAGGGCGACAAAAGTATGACTTTTTTCATCAAACGAAACGACACGTCACCCGCCATTGAATATGCGTTGTCTACTGATGACGGCCCTGTAAATCTAACTAACGCAAATGTCATGTTTTACATGGGTTCAATTATTTCTGCAAGCGCAGACGTATTGAATGCAACTGGTGGCATTGTTTCGTACCAATGGCAAGTTGGTGACACGTTAAACTATGGGTTTTTTAACGCCGAATTTGAAGTGACATATAGCGACGGAACAAAAGAAACATTTCCAAACAATGGATATATTTCAGTTCACATTTCACCAGATCTAGGTGAACCATAATGACCTGCTGCAAATACAATGCCGGGATGTTGCGCACGGCGATTACGTTCCAACGCAAAACGCGGGTGTCTGATGGGGCTGGCGGGTTCGCTGACACATGGGCCACGCTAAAGGCCACAAAGGCGCACGCAAAGGGGCTTTCAGGCTATGAGCGGCTGACATCCGACCGAGTGAACGCGGAAACAAAGGACCGCATTGTAACGCGCTATTTCGCGGGCCTGACGCCTGCGGATCGTGTTGTGATGGACGGGCGCGCGTTTAATATCACTTACATCAACGATCTTGAACGCCGCAAGAAATGGCTTGAGATCGACTTGGCTGGCGGGGTCGCAACGTGAGCCGCGTCAATATGAAAGTCGAAGGCGGGGATCAGCTTATTGCGGCGCTGCGCAAGTTGGGCAAAGAAGGCGAAGCGGCTATTGCCAAGGTTGTGACGCAAACGGCTATGGACGTGCGGTCGGACATTATCAAGCGGTATCAGCGCGGGCCAAAGACTGGCGTGACGTACTGGCGCATAATGGGTGAAGATGGATTGATGCGGGTATATGCTGGCAAGCCAACCGAAGGCGGGCCGAATAAGCTAGTCGCGGCATTTAAGGCAAACGGAAAGCAAAACCTTTCGCCATCGCATAGATCATCGGCGGCAGGTGAGGCACCTGCAACAGATACTGGGCGGCTTGTATCTGGCACTGACTTCAAAAGCACGGGCAAGCTATCCGCCGAGGTTGGCAACAAAGTCAAGTATGGGCCGATGCTGGAATTTGGCACGCTCAAGATTGAACCGCGCCCGGCATGGTTGCCAGCGATAGAGGCAGCAGCGCCCAAATACATCAAGCGCCTTGAAACGGCATTGGCAAGGATTATGAAATGAATGCGGATGGATTTCAACGCGCGGTATTTGCCAAGCTATCGGGCAGCATATCTATATTGGTGGCGCTATCAACTGAGTGGGGTACAACGCCTATATTTGCGGACGTGCCAGAAGTTGATGGCGACAGCTCGGCCTATTTCCCTTTTGTCACATTCGGGAAAGACACATTCGTGCCATGGGATACCAAAAGCACGCACGGCGGCAACGTGACGTTTCAGGTGGACATCTGGACAAGATCAGCAAACTACACGCAGGCGAAAGCAATCGCCGGGCTTGTCTATGACGTGCTGCACGATCAAGAATTGACCATCACGGGCAGCGCCTCGATCCTAACGCGGAATGAAAGCGCGGCATTCAGCATGGATCCGGACGGCATCACGCGGCGCGGGCTTATGCTATTCCGTGCGCAATACGACAACGCATAGGGCTGACGCTTCCCAATGTGAAAGCGTTATGTTATAACGTAACAAGGTTTCAAAACAGGAGATTGCCAGATGGCAAAACTAGCAGGCCGCAAAATCCGAATTTATGAGGGCGACGTTGCCACCGGCACGCTTGTTGCTGGCGCTCGGTCGGACAGTATCACGATCAACAACGAGGCAATCGACATCACGGACAAGGGCGATGACGGCTGGCGCACGTTCCTGAACGACGCATCCGTGCGATCCGTTGATATGTCAGTTGAGGGCTTGCTGGATGGCGATAGTTTGCTGTCGGCGGCGCTTGGCGTCACTACGGCATTGATTGGTACCTATACAATCGACATCGACGGTATCGGCACTGTTGCGGGGCAATTCCACTTTTCTAGCTTTGAAATCGGCGCGCCTCACGATGACGCGGCCACATTCACGGCCTCAATCGCGTCCAGCGGCGAAATCACATTTACGGCGGCCCCATAAATGGGCGTGTTTAGGAATGTGACAATCGAGTGGGAAGGCGTGGACTATGTGTTCACGCCATCCAATAAGTTGTTGCGGCGCATTGAGGGGCAGGGCGTCAATATCGCCGTGTTGATGCACGGGCTTGCGGTTGGGCCTATTAGCGCACCGTCGCTGGCCTTTGTCGCTGCGGAGTTCCTAAAGGCTGGCGGCGCTGTCGTTACCGAGGATGAAGTTTTCGGCTACATCATGACGGCAACGCAAGGCCAGATTGATGCAATCGCAACATCTGTTGCAACGGCAATCACGCCAGTCGAGCCAAACGAAAAAAAGCCCGAGGCCCCCGCCGTCAAATCCCCGCAGTCGAAGGCAGCGAAGTCGAAGCAATAGACTGGGACAGCCTCTATTTAATAGGGCGCGAGTGGGGGCTGTCACCAAGCGAGTTTTGGGAGATGACATTGCCGGAATGGTTTTGCGAGTGGCATCATAAAAGCCCGCGCGACAAGGGCAGTGACTATGCTGGTAAGCTAACGCGCCATGATCTGGACGAATTGAAGGACTGGATGAACAATGGCCCTGCCTGATCTCAAAGTCAAAATTGGCGCAGAAACAGACGATCTTGATAAGGCATTATCAAAATCACAAGCCAACCTTGCGCGGTTTGCCAAGGTTGGCGCGGTCGCCATTGCTGCGGCTGGCACGGCATTAATTGCGCTGACCAAATCAAGCCTTGCCAATGTAGACGCTTTGACAAAACAGGCGCGCACTCTTGGCCTGACAACGTCAGCATTTCAAAAGATGACGTTGGTCGCTGGCGAGGCCGGGATCGAAAGCGGCAAGCTGTCGTCAATGCTTGGCTTGATGCAGCGGAATATTGTCGAATTGCAACAAGGTACTAAGCTTCAAACGGATGCGTTTGGAAAGCTGGGGCTTTCAATCAAGGATTTGCAAGGGCTTTCTCCGGATGAACAATTCGCCAAGATTGCGGCAAGCCTTGACGCGGTAAAAGACCCTGCCGAGAAAACGGCGCTTGCGATGGAAGTGTTTGGGCGGTCTGGCAAAGACGCTATCAATATGCTTTCTGATTATTCCGCAAAGGCAGCTAATGCCGCCAAATTTCAGAATGATTTTGGCATTGCGGTTTCGCAGTTTGACGCTGAAATGATCGAGGCGGCGAATGACGCATTCGGGCGGATTTCAATGGCGCTCGGCGGTCTTGGCAACATCATGGCGGCGAAGGTTGCGCCCGCGATTATTGCGTTGTCAAACGGCTTTCTTGAGTTGGTTGGAACTGGCAGCAAGTTTCGCGAAGTCATGGGCTTTATTGGTGAAAATCTTGACGTTTTGGGAATTTTGATCGCTGGGCTTGCGTCAACTGCAATTCCTGCAATGGTTCTATCACTTACCGCAACAGCAACTGCTTTAATGGCTGGGGCAACGGCCACAGGCATTCTATCGGCAGCAGTGGTTGTTCTT